CGGAGATACCTAATCCAAATGCGATTACCTCATATTGGACTGATAAACTAAAAACAGCAGCGCAGATGGTTGCTGCCGCTTCAACTGCTCCGGTAACCGGGACTGCCCCACTTGATACCCTTGGACAAAGCCAATACAATTTTCAATACAAGGTGTTTCCAAACGACATTGGTGCGGACTATTTCGGTCACTATATGGTCATCAATATCAACGTTCCCACAAAAGGTTTCAGGTTATCGGCATCTGCTTTGACCGATGCGGCAGGGCAATATACAGGCTACTTCAACCAACTCAATCAGGCATCAAAGGTTGACGTTCTTCGATATGGTACATATGGCGGTGTAGGTACAGGTACAGGTGCCGCATCATTTATTCCCAGACAGACACGACGTATCGCTGAATCCATTGCTCTGTTTATTCCACAGGGCATGTATTGGTATCAGGAGCATTTCTGGGATGATATTTCCATGACCGAGTTGGCAGGCAAGATCGGTATCGGTATCACCAGCCAACTTCCTTTTGTAGGTGGATTAACAGCAGGCATGATTTCAAGTGCTACACAGCAAGGTGGCGCACTAAACCAAGCGGCACAGGTTATGGGAAGTCCTATCAATCCTGCCGTCGAGGTCATGTTCTCCACAACCGCACTTCGTCACTTCACCTTCGATTTTCTGTTTGCCCCACGTAATCTTGAGGAGTCAGTCAACCTCAAAGAGATCATCACTCAAATCAAGTTTCATGGCGCTCCTGAAATCAATCCTAATACAATGGGTGCTACATGGATTCCACCCGCAGAGTTCGACATCACGTTCTTTCACCAAGGGCAAGAGAACAGAAACATCGCGCGTATCAACACATGCGTTCTAGAGAACATCGAGGTTGACTATCATCCGTCTGGAATGTGGTCTGCTTTTCGTAACGGGCATCCTGTTCAAGTCAGAATGCGCCTACAGTTTAGAGAAGTCGAGCCTATTCACAAACAAAGAATTTTGCAAGGATTTTAGAGTATTACAGGGTTTCTGGTATGCTATATACTGCTATGGAAAAAAGGAGACTCCAATGGCAGTGATTTATAAAGCGACAAACACAGTGAATGGTAAGGAATATATCGGTTTTGCTCTTGATCTGGAACGAAGAAAAAGAGCACACTACAACAGAGCCAATCGCGGTGATGGTGAATACTTTCATAATGCGATTCGTAAATATGGATTTGATGCGTTTGAGTGGGCAGTGCTAAAAGAAGAGGCAACACTTGACGACGAGATATTATTGATCGAACAGCATGGAACATATGAAAACGGCTATAACTTGACGAAAGGTGGAGAAGGTAAGTTGGGATGTGAAGTAACAGAAGAGACTAAACAAAAGATTTCAAAGGCACGAAAAAAACAAGTTCTTACGGAAAACCAAATCAGAGCATTACGTGAAAACGCAAAGCGTATGAAAGAACGGGGACACACACCAGAAGCAAGAGCTAAAATATCTGAAGCCAATAAGAATAGAAAGTTCACTAAGGAACACAGAGCCAATATTTCTAAAAACCACGCTGCCTATAAAGAGACGGGCGCATACTATCAAAGCGAAGAATATAAGGAAAAAATGAGCAAAGCGAAAAAAGGCGAAAAAAGAACACCAGAGCAAAAAGAGCATTATAGACAAGCGGCACTAAAGCGCGAAAAAGCAAAAAGAGAGCAACAATAAATGTCCAACTTCTTTTCTAACTTTCCTATACTTGGCTACGATATTGCCAATAAACAGTATAGCAACTTTCAGCTAACAACCAATATTTTTATTCGCTTTCGATTTCTCAAAGAGGTGCTTGGAAATATTTCCGCTTACTATGAATACATTGTTTCCGACTACGACACGCCCGAGATCATAGCAGACAAGATATATGGCGATCCAGAAGCCCACTGGATCATTTTGTTAGCAAATGATATGGTCGATGCTCAGTACGATTGGGTTCTGAGCGACAGAGATTTTCGTAACTACATCATAAACAAGTATGGATCAGTCGAGACAGCAAAAACAACCGACCATCATTATGAAAAAGTAATAGTCAGAGAGCAGCAAGCCACAGGCACCACATCAGAGACACGCTTTGTGGTCAATAAGGAAAAACTGACCGATAATGACTTGGATGTTCCATATGACTACTATGAAGGGGATGGCTCGCTTGTCGAGACAGCAGGATTGAGCACCTATAACTTGTCGGATGGCATGACCGTGATCGAGGTGGTTAGCCGAGATGTAATATCATGCTACGACTATGAATACAACCTGAACGAAGCAAAGAGAACGATCAAGATCATTAAACCTGAATACTATCCTCAGATCATGCGTGAGTTTACCGCGATGCTCAAAGCAGAGCCCTCGTTCATTAGAAAACTGGTATAATGGCAGACACACAAGCTAATCAGATACAAGGCTTACTAGCCCAATATGAAGTCTACTTGAACGGCGTTTCTATGAATACGCTCACAGCGGTCACGCCTGTTGAGTTGATACTAGGTGAAAGCTTGTTGACTCCCGGCTTACAGACATCGTTGAGAGTTCACAGTTATTATCACCAGTTACCGGTCAAGGATTTGAATGACTACAAGGGCAAGGGTATTTCTGCTCATATCAAAAGAGATTGCTTGGCACCATTTGGAATACCGACCACAATGGATATTGCCCAGACCATGTATCGAATAGACAATCGCAGACCTATAGGACATCAGGTCGAGGAGTTTGTTATTCATGCCTGCGACCATACATTGCTTAGAGATGCCGAGCACCTTGTTAGCAAGTCATGGAAATGTACCACACCGTCGCAAGTCGTGAGCGAGGTTCTTTCTCATTGCGTTCAACCGACCAATATGTTTGTGGAAAGCACAGCACCAGCGCGAGATTACATTGCTGAAAACATTCATCCGTTTCAGGTGGTAGCACAGCAAGCAAATGCGGCACTGGTAGCAGGAAATGACCCATCATTGCTACACTATATGACCTACCACAACTTGGGAACGCATTGGTTTTATTCGCTATATACACTTACAAGAAAAGCGCCTGTAGCTACATTTACATATAGTGAAATCGGCTCGGCAGCGGGATACGGAAACCCCCATAGCCTTATGACTCAATCATTTCCTTGCGATTTTGACTTACTTTCGGACATTTTGAACGGTGTTGATGCCAATGGAAATGATATTAACTCAATCGTTCTTTTCAATCCTGTTTTCAAAACGTTCAGCCTGCTAGGAAATCAGTCATTGGGTTGTGGGTTGGGTGGTGGTGTAATGAAAAGTTCTATTTCAAATGCCGGTTCTGCCGGTCAGCAAAACATGTGCCCCGATTATTCCGAATTATGGCTACTGAAAAGACAAGCACGAATGGCACTATTGGAACAAGATAAAATAGCTGCCCGAATAGTTGTGCCATGGCAACCTCAGTTACATGCCGGAGAAGTCATAACACTCGATCTGTGGAACAGAGAGCAGCCAACGCTAAAAAACTATGGTTCGGGCGATTATTTGGTGGTGAGCATGACTCATAATCTGAAACTCGGAGGATTTTCTACAACTACATTGGATTGCGTTTCAACAACGGTCGGTCAAGGAGGTATTTTATAACATGTCTCTACCTAAGAGATTTCCACAAGATGCGGGTATACAGATTGCTTGTGTGTATGGGCAGGGTGGCGTATCGGATGAGATTCAAGACCCGCTAAAGGCATGTAACATGCAAGTCTGGTCACCAACAGAGCACAGTTGGGCAGGCGTTGAACCAAACCATCTTGCTTTGAGCCCGCAGTTTCGTAAAACACAGTCAGAGTTTCCCAGACCGCCCGATCCGGGGTCTTTTGTTTATTGCTTGAAGACAACCGGCAGAAGCGATGTGGTTGTGTTGGGGCAGGCAAATGAAATGGTGAATCCAAGCACCTCGACAGGCGGCAACATCAACTTGTTCATGATGAATCCATACTTACAGGAAGCATTCAATCGTCGTTTGAAAATGTACCCACTTCCTCAATACAAGGAACAGATGAAGCGCGGTGCTCTCATTCGTGAGGTTCAAGAAAAGGGAGATCAATACTATCACGGTATGCTTCAAGGTTTGCCGTCGCAAGCCAGCATTTATCCTATGGCAATGATCACACAACAAGCAAAAAAGGGTGTTGAGACTGCCAAGGAGCATTTTGCTAATGTGCTTGGTATGAACCAAATCTCAGGACTTGCTGGACAGGTCATGTCGCTTGGTAAAATGTTTAGCAATTTGAGCAACAGCAACAAGAAAAAGATCAAGCAGAACATGCCTAATGAGACACAGGCAGCGCTCGAAAGCTTGGCATACTTGCTACCGAATATCGAGACCAATGGTGGTGGTCATTATGCCACAGATGCCAAGGTCAACGAAGACGTGTTCATGGCAAATGTTATTGATTTGTTATCGCAATGTACAACGATCAGCGACATCACGTCAGTGCTATCACGAGTTCAAACGGACACATCATTGTATGGGCTCGAACAGCTTCCAAATATACACATAACATACAGCACACCACATGGTAATGTGGATCAGATTATCGCTGCCAACGGCACTCTCTACACAGCAAACAGCAACACCACAAACGCAACTAGCAAAAGCAAGAGTTCGTTTGGCAGTTTCATGAGTTCAGCAGCAACAGCAGGCGGTTCACCGGCTTCTTTACCGGGTCAGAATATGTTTGGTGATAGTGCTGGTACTATGTTTGACATGATGCAGCGCGTATTTCCGAGTGGTGAGCAAACTGCCATGCAGACAGTTGAGAAGACAAACAGACAGAACAAAGCGATAAACAGAAACAAAATCGTAACAGATTGTTGTAATCAGAATAGCTTACTAGAAAAAATAGCAGAGCAGTTAGCATAAGACATGGCAAATAAGACACCAGATCATCCACAAGAAGCAGGTCCTTACTCTCCCACCAAATGGGATACACGAGAGGATGCCTACAAACATGCTGGTGAATATCCAAACCAGAACTACACTCGAACGCAGTCTGGTCATACCATCATGTATGACGACACCAAAGATAAGGAACACTTGACTCTACAACATCGCTCTGGTGCGCGTATTCAAATGGGTCCAACGGGTGATATTCAGCTTATCGCTCACAATGGTCAATACAGTATTGTGTTTGGTGAGAACCGCATGGAAGTCACTGGCACACATGATGTGACGATCAAGGGTGGTGGAACACTCAAGGTCGATGGAGACTATGATGTAACCGTTGGTGGTGATGTGAATATGGCAGCGGATGGTGACTTCAACTGGAAAGGTAAGTCATTCAACATGCTTGGTGGTGGCAACTTCGATATGGAAGTAAAGAACATGACGATCAAAACAGAAGGCTCATCCACACTACACTCAGCCGGAGCAGTTTCTATTACAGGAGGCACGCTTGCTGCTGTTTCATCACAAGAGGGTGCTGTTGTATTAGCTGCTTCATCGAGTGTTGGTGTTTATGCCAAGGGTGGTGATGTGGCAATTCAAGCCCAAGGTGGCAGCGTTCACATAAAAACACCGCAAGAAATCAACATGGACGGTGCTCAAAACGTCTGGATCAACTCAGGTAAATCACGAAACGCAACTGAGATTGTTTCATGGCAGGCACCAAAACATCCGACAGAACAAGTTAGAAGGGGATCACCCGGTAAACCATCAATGCCGAGACACGGCACTTATGTATAGCATAAATAGGTAACCATGGCAAGAAACATCACACGTATCAAAGACTTTTGCGATCTGGACCTTGATTTTATCGCGCATCCTACAACAAAGGATGTGGTGAAAAAGAAAGGTGTGGAAGCAATACGCAGATCAGTCAGAAATCTTGTTCTGACCAACTTTTATGAGCGCAAGTTTCGCCATTACATAGGCTCAAATGCGCAGAAAATACTGTTC